GCAACTTCGCCCCGCGTTCCCGGTCGACGCCGTCGGCGGCTGCTGCTTTGTGACGTTGCGTCATGAAGTCCCCGAAGGCCAAGTGATCGACCTGGACCGGGATTTGGATGCGCTGCCGGCGTGGGGTCGGCTCTGTCTGCTCCCGCAAGCCGTGCGCGACATGAACGAACTGCTCGGCTGGAAGGTCGACACCGGCGATCAAACACCGACCAAGCAGTTGAAGGCGACGATCGAGGAACTCCGCCAGGACAACGAAATGCTGCGCACCGCGCTGCGTGAAGTCGTGCATGCTGCCGCCAACGCTGGCGTGGTCGACAAGGAACTGGTCAGTGGACTGTTGTGACCACCGCCGTTGTCGCCTTGTCGTGCGTGTCGGGCGTCTTGTCGCTCGTACTCAGCTTCACCGTCAAGATCCAGCGGGACGAACGCGAGGACTGGCACAAGGAACGCCGCCAACTCGTCGACCGGGCCATCGCCCGTCACACCGGCGAAGTGATCGCGCTCGACCGGGCCGAGAAGATCACACCCAAGCAACCCGAACCGGAACGGTTCATCGAGGGATTGTCGTAACCCATGACTGACTTCTCTGCCGCCCGCACGCCGACCATGAGCGGCGACGACAAGCCGGTCACATCCGCGCGTGACGTCCGCGAAGCGTGGGATCGGGGCATCAAGTCGACCCGTCAGGAACGCGAACAGGCGGCGGTCAACGGCACCTTCATGCGCAACAAGCAGTGGGTGTACTGGAACCGGGGGAGTGGCCGGCTGGAAGAGCTGCCCCGCAACCCGTCGCGGGTGCGGGCCACCGTCAACCGGATCGGTCCCGACTCGCGGCGGATCATCTCCAAACTGGCACGCCGGCCGCTGATCTTCGATGTGCCACCGACGACACCCGATGACGCCGCGATGCGTGCCGCCCGCGTCGCCGAGGCGGCATTGGCCGAAGTCCACCACAAGCAGGCGTGGGAAACGATGCGTCTCGACCATGCCACCTGCGCCTGGCAGGACGGCGTCGCCGCGCTCTGCGTCGAATGGGACGACCGGGTCGGCACCCCCGTCGCCGTCGACGACATGGGCCGCACGATCGGCACCGGCGATGTGCGGCTGTCGGTCGTGTCGATCCATGAAATGGCGTTTGAGCCGGGCACCCGCGACGCCGAACGTGCCCGCTGGTGGGTGCGTGGACAAGCGTTGCCGCCCGCCGACGTGCAAGAGATGTTCGGTCTCGCGTCCAAGCCGCGAGAAGACGCGCGTGCGGTCGACACGATCTGGCGGATGTCCGACCAGGGCGACCGCGGTGAGCAGACACCGTTGACGATGGTGCTCACCTACACCGAGCGTCCATCGGGCATGCACCCCGGTCAGATCATGACCGTCGTCAACGACATCATCGTCGAACAGACACCATGGACGTATCCGTTCGACGACCGGCTCAACTTGGCGCTCGCCGTCGTCGAACCGGTGCACGGCCGTTGGTATGGGCACACCCCGGTCTCCGACGCGGTGCCGGTACAAGCGATCCTCAACGCGTCGTGGTCGTCGATCGTGGAACACATGAAGTTGTGCGGCAACGCCCGACTGTGGGTGCCGCAAGGATCCGTCGACGACATCGAGAACCTGACCGACACCGCCGGCGAGGCGATGGAGTTCAACCCGATCAACGGGCAGAAACCCGAATACGAATCACCGCCGACGATGCCGGACTGGTGGATCCGCCAACCGCAGATGCTCGGCGACGCACTCGACGACATCCTCTCGGTTCACGCCGTGAGCCGTGGCGATGCGCCGGCCGGGATCGAATCGGGAATCGCCCTGTCGATCTTGGCGGAGAACGACGACACCCCGGTCGGCGCGCTCGCCCGTTCGCTCGGCGATTGTTGGGGTCGGGCAGCGTCGATGGTGTTGAAGCTGTACGAGACAAACGTTCAAGAGTCGCGACAGGCGACCGTGCATCTACCCGGCAACGTTCCCGAAGTCGTGCAATGGACCGGCCAAGACATGCTCGGCCAAACCGAAGCGGTCGTCCCCACCGACTCGATCATGCCGCGCTCGCGAGCCGCGCAAGCCGCCTACGCGATGCAGCTCTACGACCGCCAGATCATCACCAACCCGACGAGTCTGGCGAAGGTCGCCGATCTGCCCGACCAAGATGATCTGCTCGCCGGGATCGACCCCGACACCGCCCGCGCCCAACGCGAGAACTACTGGTTGGCGGTTGGCCGGCCGCGCACCGTCGACGTCATCGACGACCACAACAACCACATGCGTCTTCACCGCGACTTCATGCGCTCCGAACGCTACGAATACCTGGACCCGCAGATTCAAGAGCTGGTGATGCAGCACATGCAGGCGCACGCCATCTACGCCGCCGAGCAAGCCGCGCAGCAGGTGCGCGCGGCAGGGTTCTCGCCGCTCGCCGCCGCCATCCCGGCGATGGAGACATCGGTGCTGCCGGCCGAATCGTTGCAACAGACCGCCGCCATGCAGGCACTCGCACCCCGCCCCGGCGCCCCATCCGCGCCACCAACTGAGGAACCGCAATGAGTGATACCGGATCAACAGAGAACGCAGGGAACGGAGCCGTTGTCGGCGGCGCCGCCCCTGTTGCGGACGCGGGTTCAGCCCCAACCGGCCAGCCCGCGTCCGCACCCACCGACGACGTGCTCGGCGATCTTCCCGACCAGGCGGTGTTCGACCGCGGCTACGTCGACCACATCCGCCGCGAAGGCCAGCGTTACCGCGACGCCGAACGAGCCGCCCGCGATCAACTCACCGTCTACGACGATGTGTTCCAGCCGTACGACGCGGCCGACCGCGACGTGTGGCTCGATCTCGCCAGGACATGGGTCAACGACCCGCGTCAAGCGGCAGCAGTGATGCAACAGATCGCCTCCGCAGTGCTCGGAGAAGGAGACGAGCAACGGACCGACGCGCCGGCTGAAACAGCCAATCCTTCCGTGGCCGGCGCGGCGGGCGGTCTCACTGCCGAGCAGATCGCAGATCTGGTCCGCCAACAAGTCAACGAAGCCGAAGATCAACGCCGCCAAGAAGCGATGGTCGAGTCGATCTACTCGACGATGCGCACGGCAGGGATCGAACCGAAGTCGTCGGAAGGGATGGCCGTCCTCTGGATCGCCAACAACGACACCGAAGGCGACATCGACAAGGCGATTGCGATGCACCAAGCCAACCGGCAGAAAGCGGTCGACGAGTACGTCGCCAACCGTGCCAGAGGCGGACATCCGACGCCAGCTCCGAATGGGGTGCCGTCCTCGGCGCACACCCCGATCACAAATCTTGATGACGCACGCAAAGCCGCCGACGCCTATCTACGGGCGCAAGGCGAGGCGTAAACGAATCAGTAGCTCGCGGAGCGCGGTGCCTGATGCACGGCTCCAAGTGCAGGGTGCGGTGCCTGATGCACGGCCCAACGGAAACCGACGCGGTGCCTGACGCACGGCCGGTGACAGCCCATCCGCATTTCTGCACAAGGAGGTTGAGCCTTGGCGCTCACCGGACTCACTCGCACTACTGCCGATGCCGTACTCAAGGAGTTCTATCTCCCCGGCATCCGCACCATCATGAACAACGAACTGTTCCTGCTTTCCCAAGTGGAGCAGAACACCGAAGATGTCGAGGGCCGGCGTGCCGTGCTGTCGATCAACACTGGGCGCAACCAGGGAATCGGTGCCCGAGCCGAAGGCGGCGCATTGCCGACCGCCGGCAAGCAGGGCTACTCCGAGGAACGGGTCAGCCTCAAATACAACTATGGCCGCATCGAAATCAGCGGTCCCGTCATGCGTTCGATGGGTTCGGATCGAGGCTCGTTCACACGCGCCGTGCAGTCCGAAACCACCGGCGTCGTGCGTGACCTCAAGAACGATGTCAACCGTCAGCTCTACGGCGACGGCACCGGCCTGATCGGCACCCTCAACGCCGCCGCGTCAGGTAACACCGGCACGCTCCAAACCGCGTCGGCGAACGACACTGTCAAGCGTCAGTTGCAGGTCGGCATGTTCATCGACATCGGCACCACCGGCAACCCGGTGCTCACCGCATCGAACCGCAAGATCACGTCGGTCAACACGGCCGCTGGAACGTTTGTGTTCGATGGCGCGGCAGTGGCGATCACCGCCGCCGATCGTGTCACGCGTGCCGGTTCCGCAGGCAACGAAGTGACCGGCCTCGCGGCGCAAATCGCGTCGTCGGGCATCTTGTGGAACATCGACCCGGCGAACGCTCCGGATTGGGTCAGCTACGTCGACAGCAACGCCGGCACCAACCGCGCCGTCGCCGAGTCGATGTACCTCAAAGCGCAGCAAGAGGTCAACATCCGTTCCGGCGAAGAGATCGACATTTGGATCACGTCGGCCGGGGTGCAACGTGCCACCGCCAACCTGCTCACATCACTCAAGCGGTTCCCGCAGCCGTTGGAGTTGAAGGGCGGCTACGGCGCGCTCGACATGACCGCCACCGGGCAGGGCCGCACCGGTTCCAACACGGTCGGTCTGGTGTTCGACAAGGACTGCCAAACCAACACGGCGTGGGGGATCACCACCAAGCGATTCCAGCATTACGTGATGTCGGACTGGGAGTTCATGGACGAGGACGGCGCGGTGCTCAACCGTGTCCCCAACACCGACGCCTACGAGGGCACCCTGTTCCGCTATCACGAACTCGCCACCGACGGCCGCAACGCCCACGCCAAGATCGCCGATCTGACGGAGGCGTAACCGATGGCGTCCGCACAAGACGTCGAGATGCGCAAGGCAGCGGTGCGCAGCATCTTGGCCGAGAATCAGGGGCCGCGGAAGCGGGCCAGGTCGTTGCGCGGTCGCGGCCGTTTATTGACCGGGAAGCGGGCCACTTCGCTTCCGGTCGTGGCCCAAGCGCCCGATCGTTCCTTCACCCTGCCCGGCGCCGCGTCGGGAACGGCCGTACGTGCCACCACCAAGGCCAGCGGTCCGGTCGAGGCGGCGCCGTCGAGAGAACGGACCGTCACCAAGGGCGGCACAAGGAAGCGATGAACCGATCGCTGCTCTCCCATCCGACATGGGTCGATGGCCGTCGACTGTGGATCGACGGCGCGATGCAGGACTTGATCCACAAGCTGCATCACGGCGACCCGACCATCGGATGGGAGGGCGACGAACGACTCGCCGTCTACTTCAACGACGACACGAAATGTTGGGAAGTGATGCGGTTGGAAGACGACGGCATCTATCGGCTCGTTGCCCGCTCCAAACCTGGTGTCACGTTCGACGAACGGTTCCTGGTGCGACTGTGCGAAACCGATCGGCAACGCCGCAAAGTGTCGCTCCACGACGAGATCGTCGCCACCAACGAAGCGATCGACCAGCGACGCCAGGACCAGCTCGACGAGTACGTCGCGGAGGAAGTCGCACCCCGACTGCGCCACGCGATCTTGAAGGACGGGTGACATGAACCTGTTGCAGCTACGCCGCGCGGTGCGTTCGCGGATGGGCGTCCCCACATCCGATCAGATGTTCACCGACGACGTGATCGACGACCACATCAACCTCGCCAACGGGTCGGTGTCGTCGGAACACAACTGGCCGTGGGATGAGGCCAGCACCGCCGTCGCGATCGTCGACGGCGTCGTCACCATGCCCGCCGATTGGCGCACCACACAATCGTTGTTCTTCATCACCGGCGGCGCCGCCACCGAACTCAACAACGTCTCATCGTCGGATGCGTTGCGGGTCGTCGGGGCGGGCAGCTCGCCGTCGATGTGGACCGAAACCGGCGACGTGATCCATGTCCGCCCGATCACCGCCGGCACGCTCGACGGGGCGCTGCTCGTCTACTACCGCGACGCGACACCGCTCGTCGACGACACCGACACGCCGCGCATGCCGAGCCAATACAACGGGTCGATCATCGCCAAAGCCGCCGAGCTGTTGTCGTTGCGGGAAGACAATCGTGGCGCCGCCGAACTCCACGCCACGGAGTATTCGCAGTGGCTCGGCCGCATGCGCCGCTCGTTGCGCCGCTCGACCAGTCCGATCACTCCCCGCGTGCGAGAGGGGAGCTGGATATAGGTGGCCGACTTTGTTGTGCGATGGGCGGACTTTCGGGGCGGCGACTACGGCCGGCTCGATGCTTCGCGCGCGAACGGCAACCAGTTCTTCGGCCGCAACGTCACCGTCTACGGGTCCGGTCTGCTCGGCCCACGCGCCGGCTGGAAACAGCAGACCGTAACCGGTCTCCCCAACCACAGCTACGCGTCGTCGCCGGCGGGCATGGATGTGTTCGGGAATCGCATCGTTGTCGCGCTCGACAAGCTCTACGACTTCCCGATGGCGGCACCCTCGGCGGCGACCCCATACACCGCCTATCCCGGTGGTGTCACCGTCGCCCGCGTTGATCTACTGCGCGGCGACAACGACTTGTACTCGGTCGTCGACGGCAAGCTGTTCAAACACGCCGCGCATGGCACCGTGCTCGTCGCCACCCCGCAACCGTTGGCGTTCGTCGTGCGGTGGGGGATGTTCATGGTCGGCGTCGATAAGAACGTGCCGTGGCGACTGTGGCACTCCACCATCGACGCCGCCGGCCCGCACTTCGACCAGTGGGGATCCAATAACTATTTGGATGTCGGCAACGCCGACCCGGTCGTTGCACTGGCACCGATCTACAACACGCTCTATTGCGGCAAGCCGTCGGGGTGGTGGGCGGTGTCAGGTGTGCTCGGCGACCTCGCCTCGGTGCGTGAAGTGGTGGTCGGTAACGGTCCCGTCGATCAACGCTTCACGTCGATCACAACCGACAACCGGATCGTGTACTGGCCGACACAGAAAGCGCCGGCCTGGTTCAACGGGGAACGCGTCTACCTCGACGAAGACTTCTACCTCAACCCGCGCGAGTTGACGTTCCCCGGTCACACCGTGATCGTCACCCCCACCGCCCGCACCCTGATCCTGTGCGGCGAGAACCCCGAAACCGCCGGCACCGACATGCTCGCCTGGCGCGATTCGGCGTGGACCGCGCATGACACCCCGTTCCTGTTGAGCGCGATGGCCCCCGCCGATGTCACCGCCGGTTCACAGATGCCCGATGGCGTTGTGTTCGGCATCAAACGCCCGACCGTGATCGGCGATCCCGTCGTCTTCCTGTCCTGGCAGCACGACATCGACCGGCCCGCTCACATCGACGACGTGTACGCCGCGCCCGTCGACTACGGCGACGAGAACCTAGTGCTCGGCTCGGTCGCGTTGCCGGCCTGGTTCGATGGTTCCGGCCGTCAATGCCGGGTGCGGACCTTGATCGTCCAGTTCCGCAAATGGCCGTCGGGTGTGCCCGACACCAACAACGGGTTCCGCTGCCAAGTCGACGCGCTCGGCGCCTACGAAGGCGGGCGTGTGACGGTCGAGGCGCAACGCTGGGTGGAGCCGGCATCGGTGTGCGACAACGTGGGCACCACCGGTGTCTCCGATTCGTGGCGGGTCAACTTCGGCGACCAAGGGTGGGGCAACGGATTCCAAGTCCGGTTCCCGGTGCTGCGCGGCGTCGCCATCCAAGAAGTCATCGCGATGGTCGACGTGCGCAAGGAGCGTGCCTGATGCCGAACGCCGCGGCACCGCCGTTCCAATACTCGAAACGGGCACACATGCTCGCCCGGCTCGACGGGCAGATGCTCGCCGCCACCCAAGAGGAACGCGACCGCGAGCTGGAGGACTTCCTCGCCTGGCTCAACGCCCGCACCGGGGGTCTCGTCGTCGAGGGCACGATCCCGACGCCGGGACCGCCGACCGTCGCCCAGGTGCCGACCAAAGATGAGGGTGACATTTGGATCGACTCGGCCGGCAACGGCTGGTCGTGGAACGGCACGACATGGGTCAACATCGGCCACATCCAAGGCCCGGCCGGTGTCACCGGTCCGATCGGCGCGCAAGGCCCACCGGGACCGACCGGTGCCGCGGGTGCGGCCGGCCCGCCCGGTGTCGGCGTCCCGGCCGGCGGTCTGGTCGGTCAGATGCTCGCCAAGAACTCGGGCACCGACTACGACACCGAATGGGTCAACCCGCCGACCGGTGGGGGAGGGATCGTCGACGACGCCGGGCTGGCGATCATCGACGGCGGCACCCCGACCGACTTCGGCTTCTCACTGTTCGATGGGGGTGCTCCCTGATGGCCGTCATGCAGCACCGCCGCGGCACCGCCGTTGTATGGGACGCCGCCGATCCGGTGCTCCACAACGGCGAACTCGGGATCGAAACCGACACCGGTCATTTCAAGATCGGCAACGGCGTCACACCGTGGA